TGGAAATTTTGTACAATATGACGAACACACAAATGACAACGATGTAGTAATCCGTGAACCACGATACGGAAGCGGGATAGCATTGTTAAAACCCGCTGAGCTCAGAACAATTTATAAGTTACCAAACAACAATGGTAATAGATACTTTAGTTATGTGGGCGATTCGCGACCTGAATGTAGGCAGGCTGGTAACACAAAATTAGTTCAAGAAATGTGCGCTTTCACATTTAATTCAGACCATTGTGTGGACAGAACTGGTATCAAGTTGCCATTTTGCCAAGATGATTACCACCATGACGGGTTGTTTTCTGAGTGGTTCAAGCAGTCAACACTGCGATTCACTGGCAAGCATCCATTTCACTGGAATCGGGTTATTTTCTCACAACGGCTGAAAGAGATAAAAACAACGCACACAGCTGATCATGATGTAAGGATGATGAGACCTAGTTATTGGGATGTCAGAGGAGGTTGCAAGTATGATAATATACAGTTGACTTATAAATCATTGGTGGCAAATTACACCAATGAAACCATTATGAACACACAAAGTGTTTCTCAATCACTCAATTCTCTAACTAGCTTAATTGCCAGAAATAGACAAGAACAACAAACGCCATCATCATTGGGTGACACAAGTGTGGTACAGGTTGCGATGAAGGTCGCCACTGTACAGATAATACATGTACACAGCAAAGCTAATACTAGCAAGCTGTCCACATCACAGTATTTTCAAGCACCCTTGCTATCGACTCCGGACCAGCAAGGACTTACCTCTATTCATCCCACAACCCGATCACGGCCGCAAAAGTCATTACTGATACGGCTGAGGGGATTGTTGTTTTAGAAGCAAAGGAGCCTGAGCGTTGCCGACTCACGAAAGCAGTCGGATGGGCATCACATTTAGCTCTGGTTGGTGCGGTACCCCCGAAGCCCATGAATAATGATAGCACCAACGCCACGATGGGTGGTTTCTTTAAACGACTTAATAGAAAGTTCGATTTGACTCCTAGTGCCACACTGCGCACTAGTACGAACAAGTTTATTGTGTTGTATAGAGACCAACTACATCAACTAAGACCCGATGAAGACATGAGTGTCAAATCATACCTATACGGGCCCAACTGCCAATCCAGCTGGTCTTTGAAACGTAAAAAGAAACTGCATGCACTTCACAAGTTCATGTGGTCGTGGTGGAAAGATATGGAAGAAAAATACCCTCTTCCAGAATACGTTTGTAGAGAATTAGGTTTACCATTTGGTCATACGGTCCATAAGTATGGTGGAGTCAATTCATTTCAAAAGGATGAGTTCCTAAAGGATTTCAAAAACCCGAGAATGATAAATGCCAGAATTGATTGTTGCAAAATCCACTTTGGCAGATTGGCACACAAATTAGAAAAAATCATATACAAATTAAAAGATTGCGATGGATTTCCAATGTTCAAGAAGGGCCTATCAACTGATGAACTAATGGCATCGTTGAACTTGTTATATGAGAATACGTCACCAACTGATTTCGTGCAGGAGAGAGATGCTCCAGCGTGGGAGGCTCAGTTGAAAAGATACTTCCAACAAAACACAGCTTTTGTTGTGTACGCCTATTTGGTGCAACCATGTGCGAAAGCATGTTTGATTTTACAACATGTTGTTGCTATTGTCTTGAATGCACAGGTTATGTATCATAAGTACTGTACTTTCATGTTAAAGTGCAGGGTGACATCTGGTGAAGTGTTCACGAGCCTAACAAATGGCTTGGCGAACAGGTTGTCTGGTTATGACATGTTCATAAACC